TGGAACGACTTTAAACGCCGTTACCATTGGTAGTACAGGCGGTACTGTTGGATTTTATGGCACATCTCCGGTAGTTAAAGGTGCGGCTCTTACTACAGCGCTTACATCTATTACTGCTACAGCACCAGGGACACCTGACTACGCTATTGCTAACCTTACGTCTACAACGCCGTTTGGTTTTGCTTCAGCCGATGAAGGTCAAACTGTGTTGACAGTTATTGCAAACTTACAAGCCCGTGTAAACCAGTTAGAAACACGTTTACAAACTTACGGTTTGTTAGCTTAATAAGGCGGGGGCTAATCACCCCCATCTACACATGAACATATACCTAGAACACCCCCTTCACGGTCAAAAAGTTGCCACAATGGAACTTGAAGCCGAAGAAGATGAAAAAAATGGTTGGGTGCGTTATACTTTAGACACGCCTGAGAATGAAGTAGCGGAGCCGGTAAACGTGCTAAAACGTCGTCGTAAAACCACGGAGTAAACATGAGTTATACCGCCGGTGACCAAATAAATGGCGCATTGCGTTTAATCGGGATGTTGGCTGAAGCTGAAGAACCTTCTGCCGCAACCGCAAACGACGCGCTAAATGCCATGAATCAAATGATTGATTCATGGAATACAGAGCGTTTGTCGGTGTACGCAACGCAAGATCAAGTGCTGTCTTGGCCTCCAGGCTTTAAAGAACGCAGCTTAGGCCCCACGGGTGACTTTGTTGGCCTTCGACCTATATTGGTAGATGATTCGACCTATTTCCGTGACCCAGCATCTGGCATTTCATACGGCATTAAGCTAATTAATCAGCAGCAATACAACGGTATTGCGGTCAAGACCGTGACATCGACGTACCCACAAGTGATGTGGGTCAACATGGAATACCCAAACATTACGATGACGGTGTACCCAGTTCCAACCAAGCTGTTGGAATTTCACCTTGTTTCCGTAAAAGAATTAACGGAGCCCGCGCAGTTCAGCACTCAACTTGCATTCCCGCCTGGCTATATGCGCGCGTTTAAGTACAACTTAGCGTGTGAGTTAGCGCCTGAGTTTGGGGTTGAGCCAAGCCCTACTGTGGCAAGAATTGCAATGACCTCTAAGCGTAACTTGAAGCGCATTAACAATCCTGACGACATTATGGCAATGCCTTACTCAATTGTCGCAACGCGCCAGCGCTTTAACATCTTTGCCGGCAACTACTAATGCAATCGCCTATTCTCGGATCAGCCTATGTTGCCCGCAGCGTCAATGCTGCGGATAACCGCATGATTAATCTGTTTCCAGAAATCATTCCAGAGGGTGGCAGCACACCGGCGTTTTTGAATAGAGCGCCAGGCTTGCGTCTGGAAGTGGCAGTCGGCACAGGTCCCATTCGTGGAATGTGGACGTTTAATAGTTATTTGTATGTGGCCTCTGGCAACACGCTCTACAAAGTAGATACGGAATACAATGTCACAGCTTTAGGTACTTTGGCCAATGACGGCCCTGTCTCCATGACGGATGATGGTACTTATTTGGGCGTGGCGTGTAACGGACCAACTTTTTACTACAACTCTGCTACTGATACTTTTGGTGAAATAACAGACCCAGACTTTCCTGGTGCGCTGACCATCTCTTATTTAAATGGCTACTTTGTGTTCATTGAACCAGACAGCCAAAAGGTTTGGACGGCTGAACTTCTTGACCCAACGTCTATTGATCCGCTTGCCTTTGCAAGTGCCGAGGGTAGCCCAGACGGGCTTGTGTCCTCTATTACGGATCACTCAGAGGTTTGGCTATTTGGTACAAACTCGGTTGAGGTTTGGTACAACTCCGGTGCGGTCGATTTCCCCTTGCAGCGTATTCAAGGTGCGTTTAATGAGATTGGTTGCGCTGCAACATTTTCTGTTGCCAAGCTAGACAATGGTTTGTTTTGGCTTGGTGCGGATGCCCGTGGTCGAGGTATTGTTTACCGCTCAAATGGATATACAGGGGTGCGTATCAGCACCCACGCTGTTGAGTGGCAAATACAACAATACGGCGATATCTCAGACGCCATTGCTTACACATACCAGCAAGACGGCCATGCTTTCTACGTCCTGACATTCCCCACGGCAAATGCTACTTGGGTGTACGATGTGGCGACACAAGCGTGGCACGAGCGCGCAAGCTATACCAACGGCAACTTTGGGCGTCATCGCAGCAACTGTCAGGTAGCGTTTAACAACGAAGTTCTTGTTGGTGACTACCAAAACGGCAACTTGTACGCTTTTGATTTAGAGGTGTACGCCGACTTTAACCGCACACAGAAATGGTTGCGATCATGGCGTGCGCTTCCCACGGGTCAAATTAATGACCGCAAACGAACAGCTCAACACAGCCTCCAGCTTGACGCTGAAACTGGCGTAGGTTTGCCAGGCATTACAGAAGTCCCAGGTCACATATATCTGTCGCCCCTTATTATTGTCGGCACGTTTAACATTGTGGATGAAGTTCAGATTGTTAATTCTATTGACCAATATGTCGAGCCACAAGTTATGTTGCGCTGGTCAGATGATGGTGGCCACACTTGGTCTAACGAGTACTGGCGGTCTATGGGTCCCGTTGGCGGCTATGGCACTCGCGTCATTTGGCGCCGTTTAGGCATGACCATGAAGCTGCGTGATCGGGTGTATGAGGTGTCAGGCACTGACCCAGTTAAAATTGCAATCACCGGCGCAATCCTCCAAGTGAGCGGAACAAATGCCTAACTCAACGCAAATCCCAGCACCTAGGGTGCCAGTAACTGAAGTAGAAACTAGACTTATGTCTCGCGAATGGTTTCGCTTTTTTAACGCGGTGTACGAGCAGTTGGGTGGCGGCATAGGCGGTGCGACAGGCACATTCACAACCGTGGACGGCAAGACGGTCACAGTAGTCAACGGAATCATTACGGAGATCGTTTAATGTCGATTAACATTTCATACTTGGCGGGCGCAGGCGCTCAGTTCTTTGACGGCAACGGCGACCCCTTAACCGGTGGTTTGCTGTACACATACCTTGCCGGAACAACAACGCCGGTCATTACCTACACATCACGTTCAGGCGCAGCAAACAATACCAACCCTATTGTGCTAGACGCAGCCGGACGTACTCCTGCTGAGATTTGGCTTGATGGCGGTGTTCTGTATAAGTTTGTTTTAGCGACGTCTGCGTATGTTCAGATTGGAAGTTACGACAATATCCCTGCTGTTAACGATCCAACGACCACCAACAACCTTATTACGGTTGCAGGAACAAACGCGCTGACAGGTTTGGCTACACCTCCGTTGGAAGGTTACACAGCCGGTGCGCAGTATTCGTTTATTGCGCAAAACACCAACAGCGGCGCTGTTACCCTTGACATTGACAGCTTGGGTGTTAAAGATGTTACGCAAACAGGTGCTAACGCGCTTGTAGCGGGAAGTATCGTTGGTGGCTCAATGGTGCTAGTCGAGTACGACGGCACACGCTTTCAGTTGCTTACCCCTAACTCATTTATTAATCCCATCATCCGTGGCTATACTGAAATTATTACTTCAAGTGGCACGGTGGGCGCATCTGCCACGCTGTCAATTGCTGCGGGTACGGTCTTAACGGCAACCCTCACCTCTGCCACGGCGTGTACATTTACAATGCCTGCAATCGTTGCGGGTAAGTCTTTCTTGCTGTTGCTCAAACAGCCTGCCTCTGGTACTGCTACAACTGCCACGTTTACAGGCGTCAAGTGGGGTACAAACGGTGCGCCAACAATTACGCCTACTGTTGGCAAGATGGACATCTTATCGTTTATCTCTGACGGCACTAATTGGTATGGAACAATCGTACAAGGGTTTACCCCATAATGTTTGCAGCCCATAATCTTTTCTTGACGGGTAGAGGACCATACCCTGCCACATATCTGCTAACAGCGGGTGGTGGAGGCGGTGGACAGCCCTACTCATCGCCTGATCCAGCTAGTGGTGGAGGTGGCGGCGCGGGAGGATTGCTGACAGGGTCTACTACGCTTGTACCTGGTACAACGTATTCGTTTACCGTTGGTGCGGGCGGTGCTGGATCAACTAACGGATCAAACAGCGTTGCGTTTGGGCAGACTCCTATTGGTGGCGGTGCAGGCGGTAATGGTGAAGCTTCCGTAGGTCAGGGTGGTTTTTCTGGCGGTTCAGGTGGTGGCGGTGGTTACGCCAACAAGTCTGGCGGAACCGGCACTAGCGGTCAAGGCAATAACGGCGGCGCAAGTACGCTTACAACTGGTGGTGGTGGCGGTGCGGGTGCTGTTGGTGGTACGCCAAATGGCGGTGCTGGGTCTGCAAATAGCATCACCGGTTCTTCTGTAACGTATGCAGGCGGCGGCGGTGGTGGTAGTGATGTTGCAGGCGGGTCAGGTGGCGCAGGCGGTGGCGGTGCTGGCGGCACAAACGCTGCTGGTAACGCAGGGTCTGTAAACACAGGCGGCGGTGGCGGCGGTGCAGGCGGCAACAACACTTCTAACGCCGGTGGCTCTGGCGGTTCAGGCGTTGTGATCTTGTCAATCCCTATTGGTGATTATACCGGCATTACAACTGGCTCACCCACGGTCACTACAAGCGGTGTAAACACCATTATCAAGTTTACTTCTAGTGGGAGTTACACGGCGTGAAGGTTACTTATAGCCCGACTTTGTTTCAAAATACGCCGTCTAAAATTAAATTTAGACAACAAATTTTGACCGCACAAGAACGTATGCAACAAATGATAGCAGACGGTGAAATTCCGTCTACGCTAGAAGACTGCACGCTTAAGCATTACTACACACCGATTGATGAAAAGTATGGTTGTTGCACTTATGCCAGAGAAATGACGATCCCAAAAGGAACCGTCATTATAGGTAAAATTCATCGCCATCAGCATTTGAATTTTATTTCTAAAGGCAAAGTTATTGTTTCTACCGAATTTGGCAAGAAAGAATACGCCGCACCTTGTACGTTTATATCGGAAGTAGGGCTTAAGCGCGCAGTTTATGCGTTAGAAGACACGCTATGGACTACTGTTCACCTAACAGAGCATCGTGGGGAAGAAAATTTAGACAAAATGGAAGCCGAAGTCATTGCTCCAAGTTACAATGATTTAGGATTAATCGCATCTTTTGACGCGAAGGAACTAACATGACATTCGGTATATCAGCTTCAGCAGCAGCAATAGCAGGCGCAACTATTGTAGGTAGCGTCGTATCTTCGCGAGCGTCTGGACAAGCCGCTCAAAAACAAGCTGACGCTGCTGGCGAAGCTTCTGCACAGCAACTTGAGCAAGCAATGCAAGCAATTAGTGTTCAACAAGATGTCTTAAATAGACAACTTGTAACCGCGTCAGAAACTGAACGACGACAAATTGAAAATCAGCAACAAGCGCTGCGTGAACAACTTGCCATCTTAGAAAGTAACCGAGAGCAAACTTTAGCTATTGCGCGTGAAACGCGAGATCAGCAGTTAAGTACTGCTGGGTTGACTCGCGATCAACAATTAGAACTAGCTGGTAAAACCAAAGAAGAACAGCTTGCAATTGCCCGTGAAGTTCTTGGCAAGCAAGAAGGCGTTTTTCGCCCGTATCAAGAAGCTGGTCTTGCAGGGCAAAACCAACTGCTTAATTATTTAGGTATTGGTCAAAACACAGGCGGCACAGGGTACGGTCAGTTTGCCACGGCTGAATTTACGCCAGAAGCCTTTGCGGCTGGTCAAGACCCAGGCTACGCCTTCCGTATGAAGGAAGGCTTAAAGGCTGTAGACGCGCAAGCAGCAGCCCGTGGCGGGTTGATCTCTGGCGCTGCGCTTAAAGCGTCAACGCGCTTTGGTCAAGACATGGCGTCGCAGGAATACCAAAACGCCTTTAACCGCTACCAAACTACACGCCAAAACACACTTGCGCCGTATCAACAATTGCAAGGTGTTGGCATGAACGCAGCAGGAAGTTTAGCTAATGCGGCAGGCGCTTACGGTCAAACTAGCCAAAATGCGTTAGGTAATTATGGGCAAGTTGGTCAAGCTGCACTTGGCAACTACGGTCAATCCGCAATTGGCGCGTATGGTGGTTATGGAACATCTGCGCAAAACGCAATTGGTAACTTTGGCAACATGGCGAA